TGCGATCTGAATTGCTTATCAGATGGTTTAGTGTGCTTCGTAGGATTAAACGGAAGAAGTTCAATAAACTTTTTCTGAAAAGAACCTTCAACAAAGTCTAGAAGTTCTTTCTCTTCATCTGGATCATTCTGTATATGATCGATTGCGTCTTTGATACCAATATGTTTAGGTGTTGATGGTATAGGCAATGTCATCGATGTAGCATTGATGAAAGTCATTCCGATTGCATCTGCAACATCTTGTCTCACACAAACGAAAAACAATCGTTCTCTTGCTTGTGGTACTCCATAGTCTGCGGCATTCAATACATGATGCGTAACAACATATCCAGGCTTGATCTTCTCAAACTCATTTCTGAATTCAATAAGTTTCTTTACTGCTTCACCCATCGTGATACCTTTTACATTCTCTGCTATGATTACTTTGGGTTTGATCTCTTTTGCAATTCGAATGTATTCATTACTTTGGGCTTGATCTCTTTTGCAATCCGAATGTATTCTAAAAACAAATCTTCGATTGCTTCGACCACTTGATCATCAGAATAAGACTTCACTCCATCTTTTACAATCGTCTCAGATGAATTGATTACTTCTCCACTCTCAAAGTCAAAGTAACTTTCGCTTACATGCTTTGTTGCTCCTTTCCAATTCTTTTCTCTCTTACCAGCAACAGAGAATGCAGAACATGGAGGAGAACCATCAAGTATGTCTAACTCGCCAGGCTTTAGATTTGCGACTTTCAGAAAGTCTTTGCCAGATAATTTTTTGATATCACCTGGTATAATCTTTGTGTCTGGAAAGTTTGTAGAGTAAGTACGAATTGCTTCTTCGACAAACTCATTGATCGCAATGACTTTGCCGCCAGCAAGACGATAACCAGTAGAACTGCCACCACCACCAGCAAATGTGCTGACTACGGTAAAGAGTTCTCTTGATGAAGACTTGCGTACATCATCGATAGTATAGTGAATGTATTTTGTCATAATGTTATTATACAGTTTCTTCTTCAAAAGTCAAGTGAGCAGATTGCCAGTCACGGCAAATATCCATCATTCGTTTTCTTTTTCTGAAATTGATTACTGGATCATCAAAGAGTGTTTCGAATGCTATATCAATACCAGCGCACAATTGCAGATTGGTATGTTTGTTTACTTTACCAATTGTTTTGAATTCTGGAAAACTCGTTACTACATGGTGCTTCTGAAATGGCTTGTTTACTTCGAACCAATCAAACTGATAGAAGAAGTCTCTTATATCATCATGGACATATGGCGTAAGATACTTCTTGCCAAACTTCTCTGCGACTCTCGTCTGCCATATTTTTCCACCAAGATTATGAGGAAGATAGTGTTCATTTCTGTACTCATCGAATTTTGATTTAGGTGTCTTATAGTGAAGACATGCTTTTTTGCTTACGCCATAATAACCATCAGCACCAAGTCCAGTCAATACTTCTGTCTCTTTCATATTTGGATAAACATAGAGAAACGGAAAGCAACATTCAAACTGAGTTTTTTTCACACACTTTATTTCATTGAGTAGTGTAAAGAAATCTTTTCTTAGATTGTTCGTTGGGACTTCTGTATCAACATAGTTCCATCCCATGATCTTGCATATCTCAACTGCCTTTGTCGAATCATATGATGGTCGATCTTTCAGATGAAAAGTATATCCAGTAATCTTTTTGCCTAGTCGATGTGCGGCAAAAGCAACAGAGATGCTATCAACACCTCCAGATAAAAGAACGGCAACTTCTTTGTCTTTTGATTTTTCGCTAATTGATTTTTCTAGTAGTTTGTCTATCATCCAGTTAAAACTCCAATAGTAATTCCTGCAATTATCAATAACAATATCGCTAAGAAAAATGTTGCTACTGCAACTGCAATCCCCATGATAATTTTGTAGATCATTTTTGCTTATACCATTCTTTGGTTTTATTTTTTTTGTATTCTCCAAAAGTCATTTTTTTATCATTTCCAGTTTCCATCCATTCTTCTTTCCACTTTCTAATTGTAGACAGAGATGGTTTAGAAACTCTTTTTATTCCATCATTTATTTTTTTAGAAGTTTCGTTATGTATGTTTACGCCTTCAAATTTTTTATTCATGGGTTTTTCCAAACGATCATGTCTTTGCATTTATTTAGGAATTTTACTCCTTCATCTGAACGGTATTCTTCATCATAGAATACTTCTTTGATGCCAGACTGATAGATCAACTTTGCACACTCTATGCATGGAGCGCAAGTAATGAACATCGTTGCGCCTTCTCCACTTTCAGTAGATCGTGCAAGTTTAGCAATGGCATTTGATTCTGCATGATGAATGACTTCTTTTTTAGTTTTTAGTATTGGTCCATCACCTTGTAAGTATGGTAATGTTGGTGTATCAACTTCTTCACACTCATTGTCCCATCCTGCTGGCATTCCATTATATCCAATAGAAATGATGCGATCATCTTTTACAATGACCGCACCAACTTTCTTTCGCTTTGCTGAAGAATGCTCTGCAAACAAATGAGCAACTTTCATGTAAGTTCCAATGTATTTTTCTTTCATCCTATAGTTGCTTTCAACTTAGTTAAATCTGCACAAGTATATGTTTGGTATGAATGCTTAAGATTCTCTGGCATAGGAATTTCTTCGATTGGAACATTATACTTCGAAGAGGCTTCTTGTGCAATTTCAAGAAATGATTTACATGTTCCTGTTCCGACATTCCATACTCCAGATTCTCTAACATTAAGAAATTTTTTCTGTACTTCTAACACCTCAGATACATGAATGAAGTCTCTGAAGTATTGATCTGAGTTTTCGAATACTTTAATTTTGCCTATCGTTTTTGCTTGTCGTTCGAACTGACAACATGGAGATGCTTGACTTCCTTTGTGTTCTTCGTGTGGACCATATACATTAAAGTATCTGAACATCTGTATGTAAGATATACCAGTCGAAATTCTTTCTAAGTATTTCTCAATCATATACTTTGACCAAGCATATGGAGTTCTTGGATCTACTGGAGATGTTTCTTTGAATTCTTTTCTCAGTCCATAGATTGAAGCGGAACTTGATATCTGAAGATCAAGTCCTTGATACACACACTCATCTATGAGATTACATGTAAAATCATAGTTCTGCCTCATGATCTTCTCTACATTAGTTTCTGTAGTAGAAGAGATTGCACCGAAGTGCAATACTTTCTGAAACGGCTCTAGATTTATTTTGAATGGTCCATCATCATATTCGTATGTGGTAATATCATGATCAGAAAAATACTTCATTGCGTTTTGACCAATGAAGCCTTTGTGTCCTGTAATTAAAATTTTCATAATTGTCTCAAATCATTTTCTTGTATTGTGTATGCGCCCTCATGCTGAACAGACATAGATGACAATCTGTTAGCAAAAGGAATCGATTCATCTATAGAATTGTATATCAGATAAAAAACTGCAAGAGAGGCAAGAAATACATCACCTGCACCAGTTACATCATATACTTCTACATTGTTTGTGGGATATACAATTCCTTTGTAGTATGTTCCTCTTGGTCCAAGAGTAACGATCATTTCTTTCGAAAGAGAAATTGCATGATTGTATTCGGATTCATTTATTTTGATAAAGCATCCTTCAAGTTTTTCTAGATCATTCTTCTTGGTATCTAAAAATATAGGAACATTAAACTTTTTAACTATCTCTTGTATATTCTCGTAGGACAAAAATCCTTTATTGTAGTCTGAGATTACAATCGCATCATAGTCTTTGTTCTCAATGAGACTTACATCCATAGGTTCATTGATAACATCATCGTCTACTCTAAGTAACTGATAGCCACTCCTCGTATCTACATACCTAGTTTTCTTAGATTCTTTTCCGTGAATGAAATCTACATCTGCGTATAGTGCTTTGAGATTATTGAATACATTACTTGCCATGCCTTTGAGTTTCTTCGTATGAGAAGTTTTCAATACAGGCACTGGTGCTTCTGGAGAAAGTCTGTCTACTGTTCCGTAGTAGTAAACATCGTCACAACTATCTCCGATTAATAATATCTTGAATTTTTTTTGTTGTAGAATTTCCATCACGCTCATAAAAGATTACCTCATTACAATACATCTTCGACAATTTGCTTCCGTGCTTATGATCGTCACCTTTCACAATAATGTCTGGTTTATATTCTGTAAGAATTTTTATCAATTCTTCATCGTTGTTAAAAAACTTAACTTCATCTACAGACTTCAAGTTTGAAAGTAAGAAAGACCTTTCGTCTTGTGAATTAATCGGTCTATCGTTACCTTTCAAACTTTTTACTCTCTCATCTGTATCAATGGCAACAAGTAGATAGTTGCCTAAACTTTTAGCATAGTTCAATAATTTTATATGGCCTGCATGTACTATGTCAAATGTTCCATTAACAAATATGCGTTTCATTTTTGACTATCGCCAGGAAGTACTCGGTAATTGTCTTCAACAGAATCTGGTGTAGATACTTCTAAGATTGTTCCTTCTTCTTCACAGAACAATTGATGTGGAAGCAAAGGTTCATTGTGCCAAACATCTCCAGGTATTAATGTCTGACTATCTATCTTGGCAGTCTTAGTGTCTATCCAAAAAACTATAAATTTTCCAGACATTACATACCATGTTTCTTCTTTCTCACTATGAAAGTGCATAGAAAACTTTGCACTTTTTTTGAAGTTCATGAATTTAGAACAGTACTTATCATTCGTAACCCATATGTCTTCACTACCCCAACCTTTAGCAACTACACCAGAATGTCTCATTCAATAAGTTCCTTTTGTTCAAATCGCTTTTCTTGTATTGTCTTCTCTTTCCAAACTTTTCTAGGATTACCACATAAGGTGCATGTAGGATCTCCACAATTTAATGCATGATGTTTAACAAAACGGTGTGCTTCGCTTACATCCATGCCGTGCGCTTTTGCAATGCTTACTTGTTTACGAATCGCATGTTCGTTTCCAAGAATTCTTTTTCCACGCTTTTCTTTTTGTTCTTCGCTACTCATGCCACTCTCCTTACTCTTCGTTGAAGAATCATCCTCTTTCTCATTGCACGATTAGTTTCAAAAGAAGATGCCGTAGAAGTAAATACTTTCCCTTCTAAATGGTCATACTCATGTAGTGTAACTCTTGCAGTCATGCCAATAAATGTTTCTGTAGTAGTCTCTCCAGTATAGTCTTGATAACGAACACGAACATAGTCTGGTCGCTTAACATTCAAATACAACAACGGAAAACTTAAGCAACCTTCTTTCATTACAACCATCTTATCTGAAACATCTACGATCCTTGGATTAAACAAAACAATTGCTGGATCACTTCGCATTGCGAACACTCTGTAAGAATGTCCAACTTGATTTGCAGATAGACCAAGACCATCATTCTTTACCATAGTTTCGTAAAGACTGTCTGCAAATTCTTTTGGATCGAATGGAGGATTATTGAAGTCAAATTCAATACATGGTTTAAGAAGAACCGGGGAAGTTTCAGGTATAAGTTTCATTTCAATCATTTTGTTATCCTAGAAAAATTATTTACTTTCTCAAATCGAATCACATGAGAAAACTTATCTTGTAGTATATCACCTTTGTGAGATATGACAAAGAGATTCGTTCCCTCAAGCATATTTAGTATTTTCATCAACTCCTCTGTTCCGTTAGTGTCCAGAGAAGAATCAAAAATCTCATCAAGAATCAGCAAATTGGTATTCGATGAATTCTTTAGTTTAGCGACTGCTCTCCATGTAAGAAGAAGTGCGGTATCAATTCTTTGCTTCTCACCTTCAGAGAATGATGCATAGGTAAAGTCATCACGGTATCTCGACTTTATAGTTTCTTTAAACGATTCATCAAGATTGAAGTTCACAAAGAAATCTAACGATGCCAAATACTTGTTTACTAATTTGTTGATGACTGGTATGTACTGTCTAATGATCTTGGTCTTGATACCAGTATCTTTCAATAATACGGATGCAGTCTCATAGTATTGTTTTTGTTCTGAAAGATCCATCATATTCTTTTCAAGGTCTTTCAGTTCATCGTTCAACTGTTTCAACTTCTGCTCTTCAACCTCTACATTCTCATGCTTACCAGACAATCGTGCGATTTCAGATTTAAGAGTTTGTATCTGTCTTTGTGCAACCAGCATCTCACTCTGCTCTGTAGTAAGCAAAGAATTTTTATTATCGATCTCTCTAAGTAAATCATTGATTTCTTCAGATCGTTCGACAAGTTTTGTATACTCTCTGTCCAATTGAAAAATTGCTTTTTCAACTTCAGATTTCTTTTTGTTTTTTTCTTCAGTAATATGTTGCTTGAACTCTTCTCCAATTGCTTGCTTACATGTTGGACAATCGGAATTGTCATGATAAAACTCTATGTCGCTTTCTACTTTCGAAAGAGATTTCTTTAAAGAAGAATGAATGCCACTATACTTAATCAGTTTATTTTTAATTGCATCTTTATCCGCAACTTGTTCTCTTAGCGTAGATATCTCACTACGAAGAAAATTGCAGTTTGTGTTACTTTGTGTGTACTGAATCTCGCAATTGGCAATCTCAAGTTTCTGTGCTTGAATCTTTTCATCGTTGTCTTTTTTTAATGAGTCGATGAATTGAATTTGAAATTGAATTTTCTCTTGCTTTAGATCGAAATCATATTTGGAATTAGTATACTCTTCTTTGAGAATGCTATACTTTTCTTTGAGAACAGTATTCATCCTAGAAAAGATTTCTATGTCCAGCAAATGAAAAGATTTCTATGTCCAGCAAGTCTTCGATGATTGCTCTACGATCCGATGCAGACAATTGCATGAATGGTGTGAATGATGCAGAACCAAGAACCACAATCTGTGTGAAAGATTTGTAGTTTAATTTAAGAATAAATTTTTCTAGATGTTCTTGGTAATCACGAACGGCGGCATCTTGTGTAAGAAGTATTCCATCACAATAGATTTCAAACACATTGGGTTTAAGACCACGAACGACTTTATACTTTTTATGCCCAGTATCAAACTCAACTTCGACAACACAATCTCTACCATTAATTGTATTTAACAACTGTGGCTTATTGATGTTACGAAATGCTTTACCAAACAGAACAAAACACAATGCATCTAACATTGTGGACTTGCCAGAACCATTTGATCCGATTATGAGTGTCGTTGTATTCTGATCAAGTGGTATTTCTGTAAAGTAGTTTCCTGTAGATAAAAAGTTTTTCCAGCGTAGAGTTCTAAAAATTATCATTCTGTATTTTCTTTGGACAATGCTTCGATATAGAGTTCACGCATAATTGTTTTCAATTTACTTGTGTCTGAAATATTTATGGTCTGACTGTCTATGTACTTGGACAATACAGTCATCGTATCTTCTGCTTGATTTATAATCTCTTCATCATTCTCTTCTGTTGATGCAGTAAAGTCTTCAACGATTGTAACATCAACAGGACTCACTTTATAAATTTCATCCATCAACTTATCAAAGAGATATGGATTCTGTTTATTCATCACAACAACTTTTACATATGCATCTTTGTATGGAGAGTAGTCAATCTTCTTCAATCCTTCCATTGTAAGATTCGCATCATCGTAGTTTACTTTGTAGAACATACGATTTGGATTCTGTACAAAATCTAGTTTAAGATTTTCAGTATCAAGAATGCCAAACACTTTTGGATCTTTGTAGTCTGACCAAAACAATTCGTATGGAGTTCCAATGTATGTTATGTTGTCATTGCTTGATCTTGTGTGATAGTGACCGCTATAGACATGATTATAATTGCTTAAGAAAGAATAGTCAATGCCCTCATGACTTTCGATTCCTTTCATCAATGGAAATCCAGAAAGTTCAAAGTGACCTAGACAGATCGGAGAGTTTGATTTTTTGATGAAGTCAAAGATTTCTTGTTCGTTGTCTTTGCAGATCCACGGTATCATATCAAACTTAATACCATCCAGTTCTAAAGTCCCAGGCATCATCCAGAGATGAATGTTATTGTAGTCTTTCAACAATAAGTCTGGAGAGTTTACTTCTAGACTTTCTCTCCAGAAGATATCGTGATTGCCAATCAACGCATGGATTGTGATGCCTCTGAAAGCACACTCATCAAAGAAGTATCTACGACTTTCCGTTAGCGTAAAAAAGTTTACATACTTCCGACGATCAAAGAGATCACCGAGTTGGATGATCGTGCGAACTCCTCTTTCTTCTAATGTCGGAAAGAAAACTTCTTCGTAAAACTTTTCGTAATAATTGTGAAATACTTTAGAATCGTTTCTTATACCAAAGTGTGTATCACCGAGTAAACATATTCTCATGCTTGCCAGACCTTTTTTGAATTTGCAAATATTTGTCGATTGTATCACGAATATTCGTCAAATGCAAGATCGCATTTTGCCTTAGTTCATAAGGCGCCTTTTTGTTGTTTACAATTTGTATCCAATGTTCAAGTTGAACTGGCATAGGTGTCTGCATCATCATTCTCCAAAAGATCATTCATTGAATCGTCTTTGTTCTTTCCCTTTTTAGGTTTGGCAATTTTGTTCTTTTTGTTTTCTTCAAAAGTTTCTATGAAGTCTCGGATAAACTCTTCACTATACGAATCGTGCATGGCACCATTCAGATGTGTGGTAACAAAGTCTTCTCCGTTATTCTCAATCAATGAATTGATTACTTCGTTTTCCATAGACTTGTACTTGATGTACAGATGCTTCTTCTCTTTTTGAATTCTACGCAAGAATGCATAGTAGATGATCTGTGTGAAATATGCAAATGGGTTCTGCGATTTCTCTGGATTGAAATTGTCGATGTAAAGCAAACAATTCTCTACTCCATCAGATACCATGTCTTCTTTAAAAGTGTAATTTGCAAAGTTTGGCTTTCTTGCCAAGTGAGTTGCAATCTTGAACAGACAGTCGCCAATGTAGTTCGGCACTCTTGGTCTTTCCAGATCGTTTTCTTTTGCATGGATTACCTTTGCACGAAATGCTTTCATCTCTTCTAAAAACTTTTCGTTGTTTACATAGTGTTTTTGTTTTTCTTTCATATTTGCCTCACTTTTATTTGACTTCGACTTGACAACAGAGTAGAATTGCTGTGTCTGGGGTGATCAATGAAATGTAGTATTACTAGAGTTCTTAGACATTAGATGCATTAATTTCTCTAGTTCTTCAGACAAATCATCTACAGTATTAATCGAACTTTCTTCTTCCACATCTTCTGTAGTTTGTTTATTATCAAACTCTTCATATATTTCCTTGTACGAATTTAAGAAGTCTTCTGTTGGTTCAGAAACAGAAACGATTGCAGTCTTAAATATTCTTGTTGGAGTTTCATAATCAATCGTAGGATCCCACTTAAGTAAAATTACATTGTACGATTTGGTATCTCTAGAAGAGATTGCAACTTTAACTGGACGAAAAATATCGACATAAGTTTTTGTCTCTTCTGTTATACCACCAAGAATAGTTTCTCCGTTAATTAATTTGAGTACCTTACAGAACATAATTATTCCTTTAAATCGATTGTGTATATTTTATACTCAAATTTTTCATCATTGTATATCTTCATTCGTTCTATGAAATGATCAAGAGTAAAATTCTTTTTGCTCTTGTATGTTATATCATCCGCAATATCAAAGAGTGTTGCTTTCTCTTTATTGCTTCCAAGTCTTAATCCTCTACCGATTGATTGCAATGTTCTTATCTTCGACTTTGACGGAGAAGCAAAAATAATATTGTGCAAGTTTCTTATATTAATACCTGTACTGAATGTTCCATATGATGCTACGATGATTGCATTACTTTCTTCTTCGGTAATTCTTCTTACTTCTTCACGATCATCAACACCAACTGCTCCATGTATGAAGAACACTGGACGATCATCGCATTGTCTTGATATCATATCATACAGGATCTTTCCGTGTTTGTCAACAAACTGATACAATAAAAGTGTGTTTCCTTTTAAACTCAATGTTAAATTTTTTATAAACTTATTTCTTGCTGGACTGCCTATAATATAATTTAGTTCGTCTTGATACTTGTTATTCTTATTTGCTTTACAAGATTCTTCGCTATGCTTCAGGATCAATGCTTTGATCTTTAACTCAGCAAGATTGTTTTTATCCATCAACTCTTTTGTTGTGGTCACTTGCTTTACTGCACCAAACAGTCCTTCTAAAATAAGTTTGTGTGTTTGTGTTCCGTCTAGTGTTCCAGTTAATCCAAAACGATACTGACAATCTGTTAGATTGGATAAAATTGTAGTGAGAGACTTTGCTTTGAACAAGTGTGCTTCATCTCCAATTACTACATCGTATTGCATAAACCAATCTTTAGGTAACTTGTAGATACTCTGCCATGTAGATATTGTGATTGGTCGCTTAGTATCTTTTTCTGCACCAGACATGATCTGATGTACATATTTATCACTATCGTAACCATAATCTTCAAAGTCTTTTTTTAATTGTGCTACAAGAGAGATTGTAGGAACGATAATGAGTGTCTTTGCATTGTACCATCTTGTCAATAGATAGATGATCAATGACTTACCTGATGCAGTTGGTGAAAGCAACAATGCACGATTATGTCTCACGCAATGAACGAATGCTTTCATTTGATACTCTCTTGGTTCAAATGGTAATCCAAGTGTATCTGTAAAATCTTTTGCTTCAACTAACGAGAAATTCTCAGTAGTCGAAAGTTCTTTTGATATCTCTAGTTCGTAATCTCGTTCAATGCAAAATGTCTGAAGATATCCAAGTAGTCCAGAATAGAGTGTGTTGTTCTGTCGATTGAATAAACGAATCTTTCCATCCCACAACTTGTTGCGGAATGCTGGCATGAATTTATAACCTGGGACATAGAAAGTAAAAAACTCACTAAGTTCCATAGCAATTCCAGACTCACAATCGCATTGTAGATAAACTTCGTTTAGTTTATTGACAGATATTTTATTGGACACCTTGTGTAAACTTTCTCCACTCTATGGCATTTTTTATTTGAAAATTTCTTTGATTCAAATTCTTAATTACTTCTTGCAAGAAATCTAATTTCTCTTGTTGATTGACAATGCGAATGTTGTTCGCTATAATGTCTTTGTCTGAATTAAGATACATGTCTACTTCATTCTTCATCAATCGTTTCTGAAATGGTTCCCACTTCAATTCATCAAGTTCTTCGATTGATAGTTTACCATTGTAGTACTCATACTTTTTGAGAAAGAGTTCTTTCGTCTGAAATTCAAGTGCTTTCAGTTTTCTTCTTTCTTCAAAATAAATCTTGAGATACTTACTATGTAGTTCTGGAATTCTAAGTGATTCGACTGCAAGTTCAGTACTGTCTACTGGAGAATCTTTACGCCACTCATCCATCAATTGATCTAAAGTCATACCAATCCTTTTCAAAGAGTTTTACATAGTGTAACATAAAAACGGTACTAAGTCAAACGGTTTGGTAATCGAAGTAAGTGTAATTAAATGTGGCAGTTGTAGTTTGGAATTCTTGTGTACTGTCTGTAGTGATGAATGATATATCTCCGAGATCAACTGGATACATATCGTGGAATGTAATCTTTCTTCTTGGATTATTTGAGTTTGTTTTGATCAATAGTGATGCATCTGAATATATGCTATTGTTGCTTCCAAGTCTTCCAGTCAATCTTCCTATCTTGTTTGTGCCTTCAGGATTTCCAAGTTGTACCATCCAGTCATATATCTCAAACCAAGAATTCATATCTTCATCAAGAATGAATGATATGGTAACTTGATTGAATAGAATGATGTTTCCAGGTATGCTGACTGTGACTGCTGGTGTAGCAACAGAAGTATTTGTCAAACTAATGCTTGGAAGATTAATTGCTGATAGAAAACTTCTGTTTGGTGTTGTTGGTGTACTCATAGTGATCTCCTTTTACTTATTTATGCATAAAAAAAGAGGCTCCGAAGAGCCTCTTTCAGTACCGATCTGCGTCGGTTCAATATTACATAAGGTTTGTAATAGCGATCTTGCGATAGTAGACATTGTTACCAATTTGGATGCTTCCATCTGGTGAAGATGTATTAGCATTTGCAGTATATGCAAATGGATTAGCAACCATTCCGTAACGAGTCTTAAAGCCGATCTTTGGCTGGAATGTATCTTGTCCAACTGCACGAACCATCTGAAGTGGAACATATGGGCAGTAGAAGAGACCAGCGTCAAATGCAGAAGTTCCCTTGTAGCCGATTGTAGCGTAATGTACGCCTGAAGAAGCGGCAAAATATGGGTCAATGTAAACACGGATACGACCGTTAAGAACACCAGCAAATGTATTGCCTGTGTCATCAACTTGAAGGTTGTTTGTAAGTGCTGGTGTGTAATCAAGAACACCTGCCATCTGAAGTGCAGAAGCAACATCAGAAGAGCAAAGCATAATGTTACCTTTACCACGGCGTGTTGCTTTTGCAATTGCATTAGACTCACGCTCAAGTTGGAACATTAGACCTTTAAACTTCTCAACTGACCAACGACCGTTTGCGTCAACATCAAGATTGAATGTACCAGCAACTGCGGTATTCTCTTGTGCACCTGATGTTGCAGTACGATTGATTTGACGAACTACTTCACGATTGATTTCTGCAAGAATCTCTGTTGAGAGAATATTTGCATGTGTATTCTGCTTTTAGCGCACGGCTACGAGCAACAACGGATACTTTCTCAATGCTGAATGCCATTTCTTGGAATGCTTGACCAACGCCGTCACCGAGTGCTTCAGCCTGTGCAGTTGTAAGACCTGTACCAACTGTATAGTTGTTAGCAATATCTGCGGCAACTGGTGTAGACCCTGTTTGACCTTGTGCAGTATTTGGGAATGCAGTATTTGCTTCAGCAAAGAGTGCTTCTGTACCGCTTTGATTTGTGTAGCGTGAACGCATTGCGAAGATAAGTCCTGTTGGACCTGTCATTGGCTGAACACCGCAAATATCATAAGCGATAAGATTTGGCATTGAACGGCGAACTAGGCTGATAAGTACTGGATCGTAAATATCGATAGCGCCATCACCTGCTGTTGAAGAAGAAGCACCCATGTTGTTTGTTGGTGCAGCCTCTGTAAGAAGAGATGTTGGTGCTTGATATCCGCCAGATGAATTCTCACGGCATGAGAACTCTTGGTTTTCTAAA